GTGGAGTGGTTTATGACATTGCCAGACCCTACGTCACAGCAAGCAGCACTTGTAAGTGTCGTGACAGGGGCTATGACCGGTGCCTTTGCCGTGTGGATGGGACATGAAAAATGAAATACAATAAAGACGATTTTTTGAATAAGTTGATTGCCCACGAAGGTTTACGCCTTGACGTGTACAAAGACACGTTAGGCATTAACACAGTGGGCATTGGCCGTAATCTGGATGACCGGGGCATCAGTAAAGAAGAACTGGACTGGATGGATATCCCAAGCATTGACCACATCTTTTCTGATGGCATCACTGAAGCTGATGCTATGTACCTCGCACAGAATGACGTACAGATTGTCGAAGAGGAACTTGTCCGTGCGCACCCTTGCGTAGATGAGTTAGACGCTGTACGTCAACTTGTACTGATGGACATGGCATTTAACATGGGTGTGCCTCGTCTCTGTAAGTTCAAGAAAATGTGGGCTGCTATACACGAGAATAAATTTGACGTAGCGGCAAAAGAAATGCTTGACAGCAGGTGGGCAAATCAGGTAAAATCACGTGCAACTAAATTAGCACACGCAATGCATCATGGTGAGTTTAATGGCTAGAGAGTTGACAGGCAAACAAAAGGCGTTCCTGCAGGTTCTTTTTGATGAGGCTGGTGGTAACATGGTCACAGCCAAAAAGATGGCGGGTTACTCTGATACCAGTTCGACAGCAGAAATCGTAAAGGGTTTGAAAGAAGAAATCCTTGAAGCAACCCAAATGTACATGGCACAGAATGCACCGAAGGCTGCGATGGCTATGACCGGTGCGTTGTATGACCCGACTGAACTTGGCATCCGTGACAAGATGTCTGCCGCCAAAGAACTGCTTGACCGTGTGGGTCTAGTTAAGACTGAGAAGATGCAGGTGGAAGCAAGCGGCGGTGTTATGCTTATGCCACCTAAAGCCCCAGTAGAGGATGAAGACTAATGGCTAAAAAATCAAAATTTGAAGAAATGGGTGCGCATCCAGAATCAATTGGTAGAGCATCTAGTAAACGAGTAAAAGACCAAGAGGGTGTTGTAAAAGCATCAGATGCATCTTTTGTAAGTCGTCTTGCAAAGAAATTGTTCGGCGCACCACTTGCCGATTTGTCAAATAAAGAACTTGATAAACTCGCTGGCCTTCCTGCTATGGCAGAAAGAGCCAGACGCCGTAAACTTACTAAAAAAGCATATCTTGATGCTATTTTGCGGGACTACTCAGAACTTGGTGGTAAGTTCGGTACTAGAGTTGGTAAAGACGCTAGAAACCGCAGAGGAGAAATAGCTAACATGGTTGAAGTAATGAAAAAACATAAGGGTTCAACCGACATGCGTAAAGGCGGTATGGTTATTTCAACAGTGGACAACCGTAAAAAGAAATGACCCGAAGTATCGGCAAGTGGAAGCTACCACAGCCCACGGACATCAAAGAAGAAAACGAGTGGATAGCAATTCCACGCATTGCACGTACAATACCATTTGGTTACAAACAGAGTGAAGAAGACCCCGACATTCTTGACCCTATTCCAGTAGAACTGGACTTGTTAGAGAAAGCACGTAAGTATATCAATCAGTATTCATACCGTGAGGTAGCAAACTGGCTGACAACAAATAGTGGTAGATACATCTCACACGTAGGATTAAGGAAACGGTTAGCTAATGAGCGACAGCGTAAGAACCAAGCTGCAAGCATCCGCAAGTGGGCAGAATATGCGGAAACGGCAATCGCCAAAGCGAAAGCCATCGAAGAAGCAAGAACAGGCGCAAAAGCAGCAGCCGCAGATTGAAGAAGTTTCATATGAAACATCAGATATTGAGGAACATGCTAATGTATTGTTTAAGCCCAATCCGGGGCCGCAGACAGAGTTCCTAGCCGCTAGTGAGCGAGAAGTTCTTTATGGTGGTTCTGCTGGTGGTGGTAAGTCTTACGCTATGTTGGCAGACCCTTTACGCTATATGGGTCATTCACAATTTAGTGGACTACTTCTTCGCCACACAACTGAAGAACTAAGAGAACTTATATTTAAGTCTCAGGAACTATACCCAAAAATCTGGCCCGGTATTAAGTGGTCAGAACGGAAGATGCAGTGGACTGCGCCATCTGGCGCAAGATTGTGGATGTCCTACCTAGACAGGGATGAGGATGTCTTGCGTTATCAGGGTCTGGCATTTAGCTGGATAGGCTTTGACGAACTGACACAATGGGCCACACCATATGCATGGAACTACATGCGAAGTCGTCTACGGTCCACTGCACCTGACTTGCCTATCTTTATGAGAGGCACCACTAACCCCGGAGGCCGGGGCCATCAGTGGGTCAAGAAGATGTTTATTGACCCTGCACCATACAACAGGTCTTTTGATGCAACCGACATTGAAACAGGAGAAGTTCTCAAGTACCCCGCAGGACATAGCAAGGCTGGAAAGTCTCTATTCAAACGCAGGTTCATCCCAGCAAGACTTTCTGATAACCCGTATCTCTCTGAAGCGGGAGACTATGAAGCCATGCTCCTCTCGCTTCCAGAGCAGCAGCGTAGGCAGCTTCTTGAAGGCGATTGGGACATCAAAGAAGGTGCAGCGTTTACTGAGTTTAATCGGGATGTTCACGTTGTGGAGCCTTACCGTATCCCTAGTAACTGGGTCAAGTTTCGTGCATGTGACTACGGTTACGGCAGTTATTCTGGTGTTCTTTGGTTTGCTGTTGCACCTGATGAACAACTGGTCGTCTACAGAGAACTATACGTCAGTAAGGTGTTGGCGACAGACTTGGCCGATATGATACTGGATTTGGAAGCCGAAGATGGTAATATTAAGTACGGTGTTCTGGATAGCAGTTTGTGGCACAGGCGTGGTGATACTGGCCCTTCTCTTGCGGAGCAAATGATTAGCAAGGGATGTAGGTGGCGTCCATCAGACAGAAGTCGTGGTAGTCGGGTGGCTGGTAAGAACGAAGTACACAGGCGTTTGCAGGTGGATGAATTTACAGAGGAGCCTAGACTTGTATTTTTTAATAACTGCACAAATGTCATCAGTCAGTTACCATCCATCCCTCTGGACAAGAAAAATCCAGAAGACGTTGACACGAAGTCTGAAGACCACCTTTACGATGCCTTACGGTATGGGATTATGTCCAGACCCCGGTTCTCTATTTTCGACTATGACCCGCATGGCCGACCATCGACAGGTATGCAGGTAGCAGACTCTACATTTGGATACTAAGGAAAAACTATGGCAGATGATGAAATTATGATCGAAGACGATGCAATTGTTCTTGAAGATACAGAGGACAGTGTTGCAGAAGACGTAGATGTAACAAACATCATTCCTTTTATTATGGAACGATATCAACGTGCGGAAGATTATCGCTATCAAGACGAAGAGCGATGGCTTCGTGCGTATCGTAATTATCGTGGATTGTATGGGCCGGACGTTCAGTTTACTGAAGCTGAGAAATCTCGTGTCTTTATTAAAGTAACTAAAACTAAAACACTTGCAGCTTACGGTCAAATTGTTGATGTGCTGTTTGCAAACAACAAGTTTCCATTGTCTATTGAGCCTACTGAATTACCAGAAGGTGTTGTGGCGGATGTACATTTTGACCCCAAAGAACCTGATCAGCTTATGTCAGGTACAGCACTCACAAGCCCATACGGTTTTCCGGGTGACGGCATGGATTTGCCGCCGGGTGCCACTGCTGCTAGTCTTACAGAACAGCTTGGCCCTCTAGGTGAAAAGTTGCAGCCTGTAGAAGAAAAATTAAAAGAAGGTCCGGGTAAAACGCCAACTGCAATTGAATTTAGTCCTGCTATGGTCGCAGCTAAAAAGATGCAGAAAAAAATACACGACCAACTTGAAGAGTCAGGTGCGAACAAAAATCTGCGCAGCAGTGCATTTGAAATGGCATTGTTTGGCACAGGTATTATGAAGGGACCGTTTGCTACAGATAAGGAGTATCCTAATTGGGGTGACGACGGTCAGTATGACCCAATGTTCAAGACTGTCCCACAGGTTAATCATGTATCTGTTTGGAACTTCTATCCTGACCCAGATGCAAATAATATTGATGAATCACAATTCGTAATTGAACGACACAAAATGTCACGGTCACAACTGCGCAATCTCAAGAAGCGTCCGTACTTCCGTAGTCAAGTTATTGATGAGACAATTAGTCTTGGCGAAAATTACAATAAGAAATATTGGGAAGATGATCTTTCAGATTACGCACCGGAGCATGGCATTGACCGCTTTGAGGTGCTTGAGTATTGGGGCATGTGTGATACAGACATGCTTGAAGAAAATGGTGTGGACATACCAGATGAACTGAAAGACTTTGATGAACTTCAAGCAAACGTCTGGGTGTGCAACAACAAACTTCTTCGCATGGTTCTAAACCCATTTAAGCCATCTAAAATTCCATATGTTGCTGCACCGTATGAACTGAACCCTTACAGCTTCTTTGGCGTAGGCATTGCAGAGAATATGGACGATACGCAAACGCTGATGAATGGCTTTATGCGTATGGCTGTGGACAACGCCGTGCTATCGGGCAACCTGATTGTAGAAGTGGACGAGACTAATCTGGTGCCGGGACAAGACCTGTCACTGTATCCGGGCAAGGTGTTCCGCCGTCAGGGTGGCGCACCGGGTCAGGCCATTTTTGGTACAAAGTTCCCGAATGTGTCTTCTGAGAACATGATGCTGTTTGACAAGGCACGACAGCTTGCTGACGAAAGCACAGGATTTCCATCCTTTGCGCACGGACAGACTGGCGTAACAGGTGTGGGCCGTACTGCCAGCGGCATCTCCATGCTAATGGGTGCTGCTGCTGGTAGCATCAAAACTGTTATCAAGAATGTTGACGACTATCTGTTGCGTCCTCTTGGTGAAGGTTTTTTCCGGTTCAATATGCAGTTTGATTTTGATCCAGATATTAAGGGCGATTTAGAAGTGAAAGCCCGTGGCACTGAAAGTCTAATGAAGAATGAAGTACGCAGCCAGCGTCTTATGCAATTCCTAAATGTTGCAAGCAATCCAGTTCTGGCTCCGTATGCAAAGTTTCAATACGTAATTCGTGAGATTGCAAAGTCTCTCGACCTTGACCCCGACAAAGTAACCAACAATATGAACGAAGCTGCACTGCAAGCAGAAATGATGAAGCAGTTCCAAGCACCTCTGGATCAGCCTTTGGGTACACCTGCCCCGGCTGGTGCAGATGCTATGGATACTTCTGGTGCAGGTGGCGGCACTATTGGTGTAGGACAGGCTCCTGTGCCGGGTGAACAAGGATTTAGTGGAAATGGACAAGCAAATACTCAGCAAGCTGAAGCCGTGGGTGGGCAACAACCGCCAATGGCAAGCATTCAATGATTACATTGATGCTGTAATTGAAATGCAGCAGAAGGCACTGGAACAGGCTGACGATAATGTAATGATGTACAGGTCGCAAGGTGCGATTGCAGCATTACGCAAACTTAAAACATTGAGGGATGAAATCAATGGCTCTTAGCGAACAAATGGAACTATTTGATGATGGTGGTTTAAAAGACGAGGGCGGCACAGTAGACCCTGTGTCTGGCAACGACGTGCCACCCGGCTCTACACAAGAAGAGGTGCGTGACGATATCCCTGCACAGCTTAGTGAGGGCGAGTTTGTATTCCCGGCTGACGTAGTACGTTATATTGGTCTTGAAAAGTTGATGAAGATGCGGCAGGAGGCCAAGATGGGTCTCAAGATGATGGAAGACATGGGCCAGATGGGCAACAGCGATGAGGCCACTATTCCTGATGACATTCCATTTGCAGTCACAGACTTAGTTATTGTTGACAAAGACGATGACATGGAGTATAATGTAGGCGGTTTTGTTCCTGCGGCACCACAACAGCAACAGCAGTTTGGCATTGCTGGTTACACACCTGCTGCTACTCCCACTACAGGTTTTACTCAAACTATGGCACCTTTCCAATACGGACAGCAGCAGCCCCAGCAGTTTATGCAGCAGACAACACCTGTAGCACAGGCACCTATACCGACTACACAAGAAAATCAAGTGCCAGAGTTTAGTGAGTTTGTAGGTGGTGGCTTCGGTGAGTATGATGAGTTGCGTGAATATCGTAATGAATCTGGTCAAGTGTTAATGATACCATTTAAAGATGGTAGTCCTATTAGTCCCATTCCTGAAGGATACACATTCTATGATCCAGAGCAGACTGCCACAGAAGAAGCTACAACAGAAAGCACTCTAACTGATGCTCAATTACGTAATATGCGTGAATTAGCAACTGATCAACAAGATCGTGATGATACTTCCGGTTTTGCATCATCAGATGTTACGGGTATTGGCTATGACAAAAACAAACTCACAAAAGAATTACGAGATGTCGTCAATGAGTTTGGAGCAGGTTTTGGAACACTAGGTGAAACTTTTAATGTGGGTGCCGGTATTGCCAGAGAACTCAGTAAAGACCCACGAGTCAAATCCTCTTCTATAACAAGCGGGTCATTAGGCGGTGTATTGGATGCTTTTAGAGGTAACGCTGATCCTAATAAACCTGTTACATTTACTGATCCAAGTAGAATGGGAAGCAAAAAGAACCAGTATAAGGATACCACTCCTCTGCATGAAATGTCTAGTAGTAAACAGATTGAAATTGCCACAGTTGCAAGAACAGTAGTGGAGAGTATACGCACTATGTTCGTTGATGCAGATGGCAGGGCTTTACGGGCATCTGTGGTTGATAAAAATTTAGCTAAGGCTGCAAAAGATTTAGGGATTTCATTAAGTGTTGACTCATTGAAAGGGCCAGTGAAAAAATCTAGGACTGGACTGGCTCGTGAAATTGCTAGAGCAAGAACATTGAAAATTATAGAAGATAGAAAGGCAGCCGAAGCAGCAGAAGCTAGAGCAAGAAACATTGCTTTTGGTGAAAGAATGTCTAGAAAAGCTGAAGCAGAAAGAGCAGCAAAAGCGGCACAAGAGGGTACTTTTGAAAGAGCATTACAGGAAGCACAAGAATTTAAAGTTGGCACAGACGAAAGGCAAGATGCTTTTGGTAGGTATGATGAAGATTCTGGAGGATTTACACCGGAGTCTGTTATTGCCCGTGCTATTGAAGAAGCAGAGAGTATGGTTGAATCTGGTTACTATGATGAAAATAAAGGCGGCTTAATGAGTAACGAACAGCTAATGAAAGATGCCGTAAAAAAATCAACCAAGAAAAAGAAGATGAAGCGAGGCGGTTTAGCTTCTAAAAAATAGTCCGCATATATGTTGGCTACCTAATCCCCCACCCCAACGTGGCTACGGTTGGCCCCAACTAGGAGAAAGTAAATGGCAGAAGCCGAAATCATGGCTGAAGAAATGCAGTCACCAAAAAAAGTTGCGTTTGCAAATCGTAAATACACCAACGAAGAAAAACGCAAAATGGAAGAAGAAGAACTTGAGCAGATGCTCAAAGAACAGAAAGGTGAAGTAGAAGAAGAAACACCTGCTGAACCAGAAGAAGAAGAACCTACAAACGCAGAAGAAAAAACTTTTAAGAAAAGATATTCTGATCTGCGTAGGCATCAACAAAAGCAAGCAGAAGAGTTTAAAACAGAGGTTGCTGAATTAAAACGACAGCTTGCGGATGCCACAAAAAAAGAAATGAAATTGCCCAAAACAGATGAGGATATCGAAACATGGGCAAAAGAATATCCAGATGTTGCAGCTATTGTGGAAACGATTGCAATGAAAAAGGCCAGTGAACAGGCCAGCGCACTTGAAGAGCGTATCAAAGCAATTGACGAAATGCAATTGTCTGCTACCAAAGAAAAAGCAGAAGCAGAACTGATGCGACTGCATCCTGACTTTGACGACATCCGTGACAGCGATGAGTTTCACGAGTGGGCAGATAGTCAGCCTAAGTGGGTGCAGGATGCGCTGTATGAAAACGACAACGACGCACGTTCTGCTGCTAGGGCGATTGACCTCTACAAAGTTGATATGGGTATTGGTAAAAAGAAACCCAAATCAGACAAAGACGCAGCGAAATCTGTGTCTACAAAAAATAGTCGTAGTAAACCGCAAGAGGAT